TGAAAAAGGGCGGTCTGAAGGTGTGGCAACGCCTTGCGCCCAATGTCGCCAGGCTGAAGCTGCTGACCCCGGTCGATGCGGAGTCCTTCGCGCGGTACTGCCGCAACCTGGACCGCTGGCTGCGGATGCAAGAGATCCTCGACAACGAGGGTGAGACCTACGAGAGCGAAAGCACTCACGGGAAACTGAAGCGGGTGAACCCGGCATTTCTGATCGGCGACCGGACGGCTCGGTTGCTCGAGACGCAAGAGGCGCTGTTTGGGCTGAACCCGGCCGAGCGCCAGCGGATCTTCGCGGCGCGGTCGATGACGCCGGATCCAGCGGGCGATCTGTTCGGGCCTCGGCCTGCGGCTGGTGCCGCAGCTGCGGCTGAACCGGCAGCGCCAGCCAGCCCGCTCGGGCTGCTGAACTGACAATGCGCCAGCCAGCGCGGCCGGCGGCCGTGCGAGAGAAAGCGGTCTGGAATTCCGACGCGGGTCGTTGGGAGGACGGGCCCTATTGGTACGACCAGCGCGCGGCTGATGCTGCGGTCTCGTTCTTTCACAAACACCTGAGGTTCACCGAGGGCCAGTGGGCCGGTCAGCCGTTCCTGCTGGAGTCCTGGCAAGAACACGACATCATCCGCCCGACGTTCGGGTGGAAGCGCGCCGACGGGACGCGGCAGTATCGGCGGGTCATCTGCTGGGTGCCGCGAAAGAACGGAAAGACGGAGCTGGCGGCCGGCGTCTCACTGCTGACGCTGCTGGGCGACGGCGAACAGGGCGGGCAGGTCTATTCGATCGCCAAGGACAAGGATCAGGCGCGCCTGGTCTTCTCCAAGGCCGGTGCCATGGTCAATCTGTCGCCGGACCTGTCGGCGCTGCTGGAGCCGTTCAAGACCTCGATCTACTGCGCCGAGCTCAACGCCAGCTTCAAGCCCCTGTCGGGCAATGCCGGCGGCAAGCACGGGCTCTCGATGTCGGGGCTGATCGGCGACGAGATCCATGAGTGGCCCTCGGGCGACCTCTACACCTTCGTCCACCAGTCGTCCGGCGCGCGTCGCCAGCCGCTGGAGTTCCTGATCAGCACCGCTGGTCAGCGGATCGGCTTCGGCTGGGAGACCTGGGAATACTGCATCAAGGTGCGGGACGGCGTCGTCTCGGACGATGAGACGCTCGTCATCATCTATGCGGCTGACCCGGCGGCGGACTGGACACTGGAAGAGACCTGGCGGTCGGCGAACCCGAACTATGACGTCAGCGTCAAGGCCGACTACCTGCGGGCCGAATGCCTGAGGGCGCAGGAGTCGCCCCGGCATGAGAACGATTTCAAACGCTATCACCTGAACCTGTGGACCGAACAGGCTGTGCGCTGGCTGCCGATGGATCGGTGGCGCGAGCTGACCGGCGATGTACTCTGGGAAGAGATGGCTGAGGCCAACCGCGGCCGGCGCTGCTTCGGCGGGGTTGACCTGGCCGCGACGACCGACCTGACCGCCTCTGTGCTGGTCTTCCCACCTGATGATGACGTGAAGGTCTGGCGCTTCCTGCCGCGGTTCTTCGTGCCGAGCGAGGCCATCGCGAACCGGGTTCGCCGCGACCGCGTGCCCTATGACAAATGGGCCCGATCGGGCGCGCTGATCGCGACCGAGGGCAATGTCGTCGATTACGACTTCGTCAAGACCCAGATCCTGGCCGACGCCGAAATGTTTCAGATCGAGCGGTTCGGCTTTGACCCGTTCAACGCCCTGCAGGTTATGACCCAGCTGGGCGGCGAGGGCCTGCCGACGGAGAAGGTGCGGCAGGGCTTTCTGAGCCTGTCCGGGCCTTCAAAAGAACTGGAACGGCTGCTGCTGAGCGGCATGTTCGAACACGGCGGCCACCCAGTCCTGGATTGGTGCGCCAGCAACGTCGCCATCGAGATGGACGCAGCCGGCAACATCAAGCCGTCCAAGTCCAAATCGACAGAACGAATTGACGGCATCGCGGCGCTGGTAACGGCGCTGGCGCTGGCAAATTCGGACGAAGGCGCATTGGCGGCCGACATCGGCGGCATGATCGGCTGATCTGGAGATTTAAATGACCCTTATCCGCAAGGCTTCGCCCGGTGGCGGCGACGGGATGGAATTTGTCCTGTCCGATGCCACGGTTGACCGCTACGGCGACTCGATTGTCGCGAAGGGCTGGGATCTGGCGTCGTTCGAGCGCAACCCCATCGCGCTGTTCGGTCATTCGCACGACTATCCCATCGGCCGCTGGTCGGACCTTCGGGTTGAAGGCGGCAAGCTGATCGGCCGGCTGAACCTGGCGGCTCGCGGCACCAGTGCGCGGATCGACGAACTGATTGGCCTGGTCGAGCAGGGCATCCTCCGCGCTGTCTCGGTCGGCTTCATGCCGAAAAAGGCCGAGCCCATCGATCCGAACAAGCCCTACGCGGGCCAACGCTATCTTGAGCAGGAACTGCTCGAAACCTCTCTGGTGTCTGTTCCGGCAAACCCGGCCGCGCTTGCGGTCGCGAAGTCGATGCAGGTGTCCGAAGAAATCATGTCCCTGGCCTTTGGCGAGCAAGCCGAAGTGAGGCGGCGGGACGTGTCCAAGGGCGAGCAAGCCCGATCCGCCGACCTCCCTCAATCCCAACGGAACCCCTCCAAAATGGAAAACACCCTCGCCAACCGCGTCGTGAAGGCTCAGGACGACCTGAACACCTCGCGCGACCGCCTCTCCGACCTCAACGCCGCCGAAACGCTCGATCTGGATGCCATCGAGGCCCAGACCGAGATCGTCACCGTGGCCGAGCGCACCCTGAACGCCCTGAAGGCTTCGGAAGCCAAGATCGGCGTGGGCGCTGAACGCGTGCCCGCCGCGGTCCCGGCCTCGGCCCGCCGCGTCCTGGGTCACACCGAGAAAGACGGCATGGACCTGATGGTCCGCGCCGCTGTCGTTCGCGGCATCTCGGCCCACACCGGCATGACTGTCGATCAGGTCATCGAGCAACGCTATCCGGGCCACGAAGCCCTCGGCGTTATCATGAAGGCCGACCAGACCATCGGCACCACCTCGGTGTCGGGCTGGGCTGCTGAACTGGTGCAGACCGGCTACTTCGGCTTCCTGAACGCCCTGCAGCCGTTCTCGATCTACCCGGCCCTGGCCGGCCGCGGCCTGTCGCTGATGTTCGACCGTTTCGGCTCAATCTCGCTGCCCAGCCGCACGGCTGGCGGCGCTGCCGGCGGCTTCGTCGGCGAAGGCTCGCCGATCAAGGTCGGCAAGATCACCACGGCTGCTGCCACCCTGACGCCCAAGAAGATGGGCGTGATCGTGGCGTTCTCGAAGGAACTGGCCAACCGTTCGACCCCGGCCATCGAGGCCATCGTCCGCCAGGCCATTCTGGAAGACACCGCTGCCGCGCTCGACCCGATCCTGCTGGATGCCACCGCCTCCAGCGCCTCGCGTCCGGCTGGCCTGCTGAACGGTGTCTCGGCCGCTGCTGCCGGCTATGCGGGTGGCGACTACGCCGCTGTCCGTGCCGACTTCCAGGCTCTGCTGCAGCCGTTCTTCACGGCCAACGCCGCCGACAACATCACGGTCGTCATCAATCCGGCCCAGGGCCTCGCTCTGTCCCTGATGGAAGGCCCCGTCGGCGATCCGAACTGGTTCCAGCGCATCCGCGACCGGGTCACCATCATCGAGTCCACCTCGGCGACCGCCGGGCGTCTGGTTGCGCTCCGCAACTCGGACTTCGTCGCGGCCGGCGGCAACCCCGCCTTCGACGTGTCGGAGCAGGCCACGATCCACATGGAGGACACCACGCCTCTGGAGATCGTCAGCGGCACCGGCCCGACCACGGCCGATCCGGTTCGCTCGCTGTGGCAGACCAACTCCATGGGCGTCCGCATGGTTCTGGACGTGAGCTGGACCATGCGCCGCAGCGGCGTCGTCCAGTGGATCAACGGCACCAGCTACTGACCCCAAGGGGCGGCTTAGGCCGCCCCACCCCTTTTCCCTGCATCTGAAAGGCTCAAAGCCATGGCAATCCGCAGACACGTAGTGTCCGTGACTACCGCAGCGGACGGTTCCGCTACCGCCTAC